CATCCCTAATATCCTTAATATGCTCAGTCATCTGAGATGCCCAAGCCTTAAATAATACTTCAAATGTAGCCATACCTTATTTCGGAAATATAGGGTCAGCCGGAACGGTAATGGTTACAAATCTGCAATCTTCCTTTACATGAATAGAATGATACATTTTCTTATCTACTTCACATGATGAGCCTGCAACTAAATCATATTTCTCACCACACTCACATAATATGCTCATAGCCCCTTTATAAACTATAAAAAACTCCTTTGAGTTTTCATGACTATGAAGTGGAAAAATAGTGTCTTTCGACATAAAACCTTCCGCTACTGCAATCCCTGGTTTATTAAATAAATTAAAGACAGTTGCCATTCCTGTAGGTAAATCGAAATCAATCCTATTATCACTACGCTGAACTATACCATCTAGGTTAATCCCCTGTAGAGCTTCGTTAAGAGTCTCTAGTACTTTTATATCGCCCGCCATCCACTTTTTGTTTTAAAACTAATTTGTCCAAAAGTACGAAAAATTTCCGACATAAACAAAAAAAAGAGGAACAAAATGCTCCTCTTTCAAATATATTTTGACGACTGACTATACTACAGTAGCTTTTGATACCTTTTTCTCGATCTCATCGAATACATCACCGCCATCTTTCTCATTCATCGTCCATTCAGCAAAATACTTAGCAAGATTCATTCCTACAGGACATGTTATAATTGCAGTTCCTTTACCGCCTGTATTCCATTTAACAGTTCTTCCGTCCATCGTTATGATTCCAAGTTCTTTAGCTTTAGCTAAAACAGTCTGTCTTGCTATAACCGGATCATCAACTCCATCCATAAATAACTTAGGATTTTTCTTCGCGAACATAATCATGTCATGACGAATCTCATCAGCGCTGCGCTCAACATCCATTCCCATAACTTTAGCATAACCAACAAGTTTAGAGAACTCCATTGTTAAAGCTACATTTACTGCCTTGCTTTCATTGATAACTGAATCAACAGATATTTTAGCGCTTTTCTCAGGGTCTAAAAGACGGAAGAATACCCTTTTGTTTGGCATTCTATTCGGGTTAGCCTCATTGTGATTTGAAAGTGCCAAAAACTGGATAAGATTAGGATTAGTACGATCCAATGTTAAAGTTCCATTAGTGAAGATAATATCACCAACAGTCACTTTCTCAGGCTGTTCATCCTTGTATATGCTAGGTTCTCCCAAAGCATATCTGATTGTTCTTATTTTTTCTGTTGCTTCGTCTAATATTTCCTCAGAACTGGGCATTCTGAAATATCCTGGGTAATATCTACCCTTTAGAGAAGGTCTGTCTGCACGTTTAGTTAATACGTAAACGGTAGGTTTGTTCATTTTTTTTGCCATGTCGATTAAATTTAAATAATTAAAATAAAAAAGAAAAAAAGGAGAGCGGAACGAACCGCCCTCCGTATATTTGCCAAAGACTATGCTTTAGTAATCCAAGCCCAACGATTAGGTGCAAATCCTTCGAAACCTCTTTCAGTTCTGTAGTTGCATTTCAATTCGTCACGACCGTTTGTTTTATTGCTAAGTACAGCTCCACCTTCAAGCCAATGTTCCATCTCACGTGAGTAACCTTCAGCTGCCTTGTAACGGATAGCTAATGAAGGAATTGACTCGCGAGAAACCGGATCAATCTGAGTGTCAGAAGGAACTAACAGAGCAGCTGTTCTGTAAACACTGTCTCCACCTGCTGCAGTTGCGTAACCAAGCATTTGTGTATGGTTGAATGCTTTGTAGGTTTTCTTATGGAAAGTGTATCCACCGTATGTGAATGATTTGAAACCAAGCTGAATAGCTTTTTCTGAACCACCTTCAAAAGTACCAAATGAAGCACCAGCTGCATCGAAATAATCCCTGAATGAATCGTCGATATCAAGGCTGAATGTTAAACCAGTCCACATTGTATTCTCCATAGCACCCCTGTTCTTATCAATTGCTATAGTAGTTGCACGGAAATCATCAACATCAAAAGATGTATTGTAAGTAAGTGCGTTTCCACCTGATGCAAAGTCGATAAGACCTTCAGTACCACCAATTCCAAGAGCTGCAAGTCCAGTTGCACCGCTTCCAACAACTTCTCCAACTAACATTTGCATTTCTGCATAGTCATTGAATCTTTGGTAAGTGTCAGATTCTCCTTTAAGATACCATAAATATCCTGATTTTCCAGTAGCTGCATCTTCAACTTTGATGTAAGTTGCGTTAGTAGCTTCTGATCCGGTTACTTTGTAAGCTTCTTTGATGATCATAACCTTGTTCTGGTACATGATAACGTTAGGTGTTAAACCTTCAGGTTGTTCTGTTCCTTCACCAAATTCAAGACCAGTTACAATACCTTTTTTGTTAACAAGAGCTGCGAATGCTGCTGCGTCACAAGTAAGACCGTCGTACATAAGAACCTCAATATAAGTCTTATCTGCAGTTGTTGCAACGTCAGAAACTGACAATTGAGTGTAACCTTCAACTGCTTTTCCGGTTGCTCCTGAACATGCCACCCATGTTACCAATCCAACGCGACCGTTTTCGAACTGAACAATGTTATTAGGACGAAGGAAAGTGTAATCTTTCTCATCCTGAGTTGTTCCTGAATCATCTGTCTGAGTTACTTCCATAACAAAACCACCTGCAATCAGGTTGTCAGTATGAAGAACTGTTGATTTAACCGAAAATGTTTGATGAATCCAATCTTCCTCGAAGTGAGTATAGGTTTTCTGAGCTACTTCTTTCTTAGCGCCAAGCATTTCGATAAAGCCTGTAAGAGCCTGATCTCCATATCTTTTTACTAAAGTTTCGCTAACATCCGGCTTATGAATCTCATTAAGGAAATCTACAGACGACACATAGTTGTCTGAAGTCCTAACCTGAGCTATCGAAGGTGTTGCTTTAAAAAATGCCATAATTAATAGAGTTTTAAATTGTTATTACTTTTTGAATATCTGCTCAGCAACTTGCTGTGCAATAGTTTTTGGTGTCGCCGATCCGGTTGTTTGTCCTTTAGCCTGAAAGTTAGTTTGCTTAATCTCTTTAATAATTTCCTCTTTACCTTTAGATTTATTAAATCCCGCTGCAGCCTTTACTATGTTTTCGAAGTTATCCAGGATTATCATATCCTTAACAAACTTTTCAACGTTCTCACTTCCATCGGCATTTACATATCTTCCGAAAAAGTTAGACAGAGTTTCATTATCTGTTTTTACTTTCCCCCTGGTTTCAGCAGGAACTGCATACGTAAACGTATCAGTTTCACTAAGCTTAATATCCAACTTTTCAACCTTGTCAGCAGTTTCATGAAGTGTTGCTTTCCATTTTAACCCCTCTGCAGCAATATCTTCTTTAGACTTACCAACAACTGCCCATTTTTTCTGATTTTCGATCAGCGATTGTTTAGCTACATTGCCATCACGCTTGATCTGAATTTCTTTTAACCTTTTTTCCTTATCTGTAGCATTCTCAGCGAATCCATATTTATCTTCCAAAAGCAGCTCAATGTCTGCAGAAGAAAGTGTAGGATCAGCAAGGCGTTCAGCCTCTCTTAATGCATCCAGGTCAGAAATCTTAGAGTAGTCTGTCCTTTGAGTTTTTATAAAGTCATCTAAGTTTCCCCCGCTTTTAACGTATTCGTTAATTTTTACAACCTCATCGTTTGCAAAAGATTCAGCGATTGTTGTCTTAAGAGCTTTATCAATGTCATCCAGAGTCTTAAAGCGTCCATTACTCTTTTCATGGAGCAACTTATCAAAGTCTGTCGTGACAGGATCGGTTGGTAATTTCTTACCAGTGTTTGCAGATTTGCCGTCTGCAGAGACATTACCGTCCTTTAAACCCCCATCGTTATTCCCATCTTCACTACTACCCTCAGTTTTGGGTGTTCCGTCCGGATTGGTTTCAGTATTTTCAATGATCGTATTATCTTCGGGATTTTCTGTTACCAGTTTTACTCCCATCGCTGTTGCCATTGCTTCAGCTAATTTTTCTGCTTCTGTTGCCATAACTCTATTAAATTAAATTGAATACAAAGATACGAAAAAAAAATGAAATAAAAAAATATTTTTACCTAAAATTTTAGTTATACATTATTTCAGACTTGTATTTGCTTTATTACTTTCCACTTTACCCTGATTTATAAGCTGTTGCAATTCCATATTTCTAGCATGCTCTCTGTCAGCGAACGCATCTTTCATCTGATACTCAGACGACATCTTCTTAATATCGTTCTGTAAAGTCATTTCTAACTCCATTTGTTTAGACTGAGCAGCTTGCTGAGCAGCGATTTGTCCCTGCTCTGCATTTATTCTTGCATTATTTTCAGCCTGCATAGCCAGATCGTCAGCGTATTTCTTCCTGCGTAACATAATCATTTCGTTCGCCATTTTGATATTCTTAATCCTGCGAATGAAAATAGCATCCTCAATACGGAGTTCTTTCTGAGCTAGAGACATTTGAATGTTCTGCTCCATTAATTGCCTGTCAAACTCTGTAGGTTCTGCTTCGATTATAATTCCGAACTCATATAGAGAAACTTCACGACCAACCGTAATAGCTTCCATGCTCATTTCACCAATAGCACTTATATATCCGGTGTACGCTCTATCGTATTCAACTAAGTCCTGTAACATTAATACTACAGACTCAGCCTGTCTCTTATATATACTAAGGTATGCGTCATTAATATATCTAGTAGCGTTATTCGAAGCTTCAAGATTCATTTTCTGTATTCCAATAGCAGAATCCTGGGCATTAGCACTACCATCCCTAGCTTCATTTATTCCAGTAACATCACGAAGCATCCCAACGTTGTGATTATATAATGCCAATAATTCAGTTAAAGCGCTACCAATTCCGCCTGCAAGCTCAGTTACAGGACGACTTGAAGATGGTTTTCCTTCATCATCAATTTCCCTGTAATGGTAAACTCCGGTTTGATCATAAATATCAAGTACATCTAGAGGTCTGAACACTCCACCTTTTCCGTCTGATACATTCTCAATAGCACCAAGTTCTATCGCTAATCCTTTAGGTCTAGCTTTAGCTGCAATATGTTGTATCTTTAAATGAGCTAATTGTATCTGATCTCCGAATGGAATCATTCTCTCGCAAAGAGATTGGTTCTGCATAAGATCAAGGTTCGGAGTATAAACAACATAATCAAGATATGTCTTATTTAAAGCTGATTTAGCTCTGATCTGATTTTTAGCTTTTCCGTAACTATAAATATAGTTAGTCCCAATAATCCATTTACCGGAATACTTACAATCGTATGATGTTTGGATTAATTCATCCTTATTATCAGTTGGTTGTACTTTCTTCTTCTTATGTATTTTATCATTACCGAAAGCTGTAGTTTTCTTTTCATAGATCATATCCATAGGAACAATGAACTGACCATCAAGTACATCTACTGTAAATGTATCATACTCATAGAATTCCATTCCATTTATGACATTAGCTGTAGCTCTGAATCTTTTCTTGTTCTTATTCTTTCCGGCAAACTGAGTTGCAATTTCACGATACTGAGCTTCTGTAAATTGACTTCCGGCTGTAGCTTTAAGTTCTGATATAGTGACTCTTGTAACTTCTCCTGCATAAGTCATTTTCTTAAAATCAGGGGCTTCGGAATATGACGTAACGAGATTTATCGGATCGACATATCTTATTGTAATGCCTCTGTAATCTAGCTCAGCTTTTGTAGCACCTATTCCTATTACAACTAAATCCCTTAATACTCTTTTAGATATTTCCTTCCAATCATTAATGCTCATAGCTAAAGCAACTCCCTGTTCTAGAGCTATTTCTGCAGCCTGCTTATAGCTTAACTGCATGAATAATTCTATTTCTTCATTGCTTTCTAATTGGAAATTATCCTTAGTCATCAATGGTATGTTGGTTTGTTTTTCAATTTCCAACATAAAGTTCCTGGATAATAACTTAGCTTTCATCTTAAGAGCATCACCGCGTCTTATGTCAGATGATACTGGGTCTATAGCGGATGCTTTTACAGAATAACCATAATTAACTAAGCTATTGACAATTATATCAATGAACTTAGGAATTATTGGCACTATTCTCCAATCCAAATTAGCATATGACTGATCTCCTTCAACATTAAGCAAGTCTTTATAGGGTTCTGCAGATTGCTTACCACCCGCATAATCTCTACATATCTGAAACTTAGCACTTCTAACATCTAACAGAGTTCCGGTTTCTCCTGCCCATTCTCTGTACATAGTTCTCAAAAACGCCATTCCATATTCCGGTTTGTCCTTGTCGGATTCAGAAGCCAGTGGGTTTGGAAATCCCATTAATAGTTCGTATGCCATATTTATTATCTTACTCGTTTAGATCGTAATCCTTGATTATTATAAACTCTTATTATAGAAACATTCTGTATTGGTTTTGGTTTTACAACTACTTTTTTGGTTGCTAATAGTGTTAATCCTGCAGCTACTGTAGCATCATATTCCTTCCAGTTATTAGGGTCAAATCTCAGCCAATCTTCAATAAGATCATTAAAAAATAATTTACCACCATTTCCATCCTGATCCATTCCGCAAGCATCAACTACATATGCCTCTATTGAGCTTATTAATGAATCCCTTACAGTATCTCCCGATGTCGGAATTCCCAAACTTTTCTGATTCTTACTGGAAGAAGTATGAGTTGCTTCCGGTCGTTTCATTAAGTAATTAGCAAATCCGTGCTCAGTAAACCAATTTATCAAACCTATCCTGTTATTCTCTGCGAGAACCTGAGTGCCATAGAATATACTCTGTCTCAGAATATCCTCATAGAATTGAAATACAGTAGGCGGTCTGTTTATGTATTGCGATACAAACATATGAGAATCCTGAACTATTGGATTGTACATTCTAAAAACGAATGACGCTCCGTTCGATCTCACGCCTCCGGTTGTTTGAGAGTGATCATAAGGGTCTGCTCCACTGACAATAAACTCTATATTTCCAGGGAAGAAACTTCCGTTTCTCATTATCCTGTTATTTCTTAAGTTATCATCCGGAAGCCACGCTACTACCCATCTTCCAGTTCTTGATGGAATAAACTTAACAGTTCCACCAAAATCTCTTTCCCAAATGAAATTACCCCTTGTAATTAATTTCCCCGCATATAGATCATTCCATTCTCTCTGCTGATAAAGTCTTTCTGCATCAAATGAACATTCACCTGCCTCTATTCTAAATGCTTCCTCAGGTTCAAATGGAAATTGTCTTTTATGTTCAGCTAAATCGTTAGTGTCATTTTTTAAAGACTCCCTGATATTTAATAGGAAGTTTTTAGAACCCATCTTAATCATCTTACCATCAATGCCCAATACAGGCTCATCCGGAGTGTCGATTACTGAGTTTCCAAATTCATCTATAAATATAAGGTTCTCATATTCAAGACCATCATAAGCAGGAGTGAAGTATCTATATAATCCTTGTTTTGTTCTGTTGTTTGCATCCCTTGCGTTAGGATCGCTACCATCCCAAATAGACTTGAAGTTCTTTCCACCCTTCCGAGTCATTTCGTTTACAGTAGATGGAAAAAATGCCTTACCTAATACCCTGTCAGATAATGTAGGTCTAACCACTTTCCAGTTCTTGCTAACATCAGCTTCTTCCCATTTTCCGCCTTCATCGCAAACGAATCTAGCTAATTTATATGAGTCAAATGAGTTCTCTGCAGTATTCTTCCACTCTATCTTACTTTCAAGAGCATCAGACATTTGCACCTTCTGAGTGAGCTTAGTTATCCTTTCACCTGGCTTATCAAACTCTAATACTGTTTTAGGGTTATCAGTTCCGGCAATCATTGGTTGATAGAAAGCTGGCAAATCCCTAAACATCTTAACTAGCTTATAGAAGAATTCCTTTGAGTCAGTACCAGTTTTACTTAAGATACCACCGTTAACCCTCTTATTTCTAGTTATGTATTCAAGAATAATTGCAGCGCCTTTGAATGTAGCACCCTCTCTACGATGCTTAACCATGATCATTCCAAGACAAAGATCATCAACTACACATGCTTCCCAATAAAGAAAGAACTTCCTGTCGCGATTTCTATATTGAGGATATCCAACGTCTATTTTACACCACTGTATGTAATAATAATGAAGTCCGGTTATGTACGTGAGTACTCCGTTAATCATCATCCATACACCTTTCATTCTCCTTTCGTAATCAGCTTCGATGAACTCGATATCGCTATCCGTATATTCTGATTCGGGTTTGTTAATGTCGAATCCTTCCGGAAGCTCTATCCTGCTCCACTTCTGATCTTTCTGTTTGTTTTTGTAAAACAGAATATTCTTCTTGATAGATGGTTTTGGTAGTACAATATTGAGGTTATATATCCTCTCCATTGATCCTCTATCGTTGGGGAATAAGTCTATGGTATAAAGAGCGTTCTTATCTTCAATTAATTCGTTCAGCATTCGCAAAGATACAAAAAAATTATGACATATACAATTATTTACCGTTTTTTAAAGCTAACCTTTCAGCAATTCCTGTTTTGAATACAGATTTATTAACATGGTCAGCAACATCAGCATTACCATCTTCCATTTCCTTCTGCATCTTCCGTATCTCAGCTAAGAGATATTTGGAATCATCAAAACATTCTCTTTTACTCTTTATAGCGTTACGCTCCTTATCATCAGTCATGTTGGTATCTAATGGTTTTCTCACTATTTCCATTAAAGTTTCTACAGCTTCTTTTGCAGATAACATCAGCTCATAATCAAAGTCGTTAATCTCTCTGAATAACCTAGTTACCATATCTCCGATCATAGGATTTCTGTTTGCTAATATAGCATCCCATTGCGACTTGTCAATGTATTTTTCAAGTGCCTTAAGTTTACGAATCCTCAAATCCTTAATGTTATTCAATGGAGAATCCGGAGCGTAAACATTTATCACATACTCATATGCTATGTCTGTTCTGAAAATCCATGATGGAATTTCATAATCTCCGCCTCCGGTTGCAGGATCAGTTACTACAAATCTCCTATGCTTCTCAATAATCTTCTGATTATCAAACTCCGGATATTCTAATATATAACTGTAGTTCATGCTTTTATAGCTGTTATTTTCATATCCTCATTAATAGTAGTTATCACATCGCGTAACTCCATACGGTATAACTGCTTACCATCAACATCAATCTGATACTCGCAATTCTTTCCAAAGATAATAATATCACCCTCATTAAGACCTGCTTCTCTACATGAGTCACTAATCTTATAAGCTACTCCCATTCTCTCGACATAATCATTACCTGACCGATTTGTCATTAAAAAACCTGAGTCACTATTAAAGAACCTTGTATTATCAAACTTTATAGGTTCTACAAATAAATAATTATTTAACATCTTTAATTCTCCATTTCTGATTCTAGCGTAAATTTGACTATATTCTAACCAACTAAGCTTCTTATCCATAATTGGAAGTTTATGTTCTGACTCACTAATAAAGTGATGAACTATTACTTCATCAAATGGCATTAGGTCGGTATCTTTTGGCGCACTAAATACAACAGCTTTCTGAATAGTATTCCATGCTTTACGGAATGCATTATCCAAAACAAAATCAACGTTACCTACTTTTATAGTATCGTTGATTTGTTTATCCTGAAATAATATGACTCTTTGATTAAACTGTTTCATCTGTTTCTTCTTCAATATCATATTCTACACTACAGGGCATTGATTCAAATGACTTCCATAACCTAACATGATTAGAGCCAGCTTTACTTACAAATACATCGTATTTATTTATTCCGAACTCTGAGAGGGATTGTAAGTCCCTCATTATGCTTTCGATGATTATTCTTCCACCCATCATTTCCTGACCAACCTTATAAGTGATTCCCTCTTTGATATCACCTATAGATATTTTCCTGATAATTCCTTTTGCTTCTGACATAATATTAATTTTTAACTTCGTTTACAATAGTACAATTTGTTGTTATAATCATTCCGGCTACAGACACAGCATTCTTAACTGCAGACTTAATTACTTTACAAGGATCAATAATACCCATTTCTAACATGTCACCATACTCATCTGTAAGGGCATTATATCCTATAGATGTTTTAAAGACTTCTCCCTGCTCATATCCTATCCTACTCAGTACAACTTCTCCATTTAATCCGCAATTCCTGATAATGGTAGAAAACGGGGAATACAATGATTCTACAAGGATGTTATAACCATCAATCTCATCCTTCCTAGCACAATCGTTTTTAAGCACTTTTAAGTACTTTGCAGCATTAATGTATGCAATACCACCGCCAGGAAGATATCCTTCGTCTAAAGCAGACTTAGTAGCTGCTAGAGCGTCCTCAAGCCTGTAGTATGATTCCTTCATTTCAGTGTCTGAATTTCCACCAACATAAATAACCCCGATTCCGGATGTTAATGAAGCTAACCTTTTGCTCAATCTCCATGCCTGGTTCTTATTGGTATCATCTTCCTGCTGCTGCTTTATTGTTTCGATTCTAGCATTAATAGCTTCCTGAGTTCCTGATCTTCCAATAATAGTAGTTATTTTATCACTTACAATAACCCTGTCAGCGCGACCAAAATCAGATGCGCTCATAGTATCAATATGCAAACCGCGAGCTTCGGATATTACAGTAGCTCCCGTCATAGCAGCTAAGTCGTCTAGAATTTCCATTCTATTCTCTCCAAAATCTGGGGCAGTAACAGCTACAACCCTGAATTTCTTCTGAACTTTATTGATAACCAAAGTGCCTAAAGACTCACCTTCCATTCCACCACATATAATAATCAGAGGTTTATTAAACTCCTGAGACTTAGTAAGCATTGGAATTAACTCTGAAAATGAGTTTTCGAACTTCTTATCTGTAAGAAATATTATAGCGTCCTGATAATCAGCGATTCTTTTGGTTTGATTTGTTATGAAGTTAGGACTTATCATTCCACCACTAATCTGACATCCATCAATAACTTCAACCATAGTCTCATTCATTCCGGTTTCTTCAAGCCTGATAGCTCCATTTTTTCCTACAGATTCAAATATATCAGAAATCATCCTTCCGATCTTAGGATCGTTATTTCCGGATATCTTAGCAATGTTGTATATATCCTCAGTTCCATCAACAGGAATAGACTGTGAATCAATATATTCTAGGAAATCGGAATTAGCTTTATCAATGCCTCTCTTTAAATCCATTGGATTTGCTCCGGATGATATAAGCCTGAATGCATTGGTAATAAGACTATTTGCTATAACTGTTGAAGTTGTCGTTCCATCACCAGCTTCTCTTGCAGTCCTGGATGCAGCGTCTTTAACAATTGATGCTGCAGCATTCTCTACCGGATCAGATAACTCAAAATTATGAGCTACAGTTACTCCGTCTTTCGTTACTGCATACTGCGAACCTTGTTGAATTATAACGTGCTTACCCTTAGCGCCTAATGTTGAACTTACTGCTTCGTTTAGTTTTTTAACACCAGACAACATTTTATGCCTAGCTTCTTCATTGAATAGAATTTCTTTCATTCTCTTTACTTCTTAATTGGTTTATAAATGCTTGTATCGCTTCTGTTCTATTACCCTGACTTTTTGTTTTCCAAAAGTGCATGGGATTAATCATATAACTTGATTCTCTTTTTCCTTTATCACTCAGAGATATCATAGCTTCTGCTTCTACTAAATCCCTTATTGCCGATCTCACTGATTCATCTGAGTACTTTTTACCAGTAAGTCTGAGCTCAGCTAAGAACTCAGACCTGTTACCTTTATTTAGAATTATCTGATTGTGTTCAGACATTTCATTAATCATCCATATCAATAAATACAAAGAACAATGACACTTAAGTCTAAATATTACTTGCGAAGCACTTGTATATACCTGAGTAAATGTGCTTTGAATATTGACTTCGTTACTTTTATTGCCGACTTTATTGACATAAACACTTCTCACCTAATCTTTATTGCGTATAAATCTTTCATTTTATTTACAAGCTCCTCTTTCGTTCCGTAATTATGAATCATCTTCTCAAAAACGCGAGTCTCTGCAGCATATTCTAATGCAATGTGAGTCATGTAATCTTTATCTTCCATGTTAGCACCCTGCCTATGTATCACAAACATAATGGGTTCATATATTTCCCTAGCATGCTCTAGCTCAGTAAAATGATTGAGTTTGAAATGCTTATACCACATAACTTCTTCAACTCTCCTGCAGTCAGTTACTACAATATGAGGAGTTTCAGAATCTTTAAGATATTCTCTCATAAGAACTTTATCCAAAGCTTTCGATACCCAATGATACATACCGAACTTCTGCTTCTCACCTTCTCCGAACCGGATAATGTCAGCTCTGACGCTTTCCTTTAATTCCCTGGTTTCATTAACATGATTAATTTCAGGCATTCCAATAGTAGGATAGAATTCGTCTTTTAAAGCATCAGCAAATGCAACCTGGATAACAGGCTCAGTACTGATATCTTTTAAGATTTCTGCAAATAAGTTTTTTCCGGTATTCTTAAAACCCATAACAAAGATTAATTTCCTTGTAGGTTTGGGTTTTTTAACATGCATCTGAGCACGCTTAATTAGCTCCTGATCAGGAACAAAGATGGTTTTTTTCTCTACTACCTGTAGATTTGATTCTTTTTCCATAATAATAAATTTAATTTAAGTATCGCAAAGATAAGTAAAAAAAACGAGAAAAGCAATAGTTAAATGCTTATTATTCGCTTTTAGTAAGCTTTGAGTCAAAATATTGCTTACCAATTATCAATCCTGCTACGAATGGAGCTGCAACTGCAAATGCAGTAACTCCACCGGATAATATATCTAGAGTTACCGCACATGCTAGCATTGTAAATGCCATTATCTTCGACCAAGTAAGTGTGATTAAAAGCCTCATAATTATACTATTATATCAGGTGTTAATTTAATATTTGCTATGCGATCTCCTGCGTGGAGAAGTATAGCCATTTTATTAATATCACGATAACCGTCATATGATGGATTAGCACCTGATGCGATATTAGATACTAAAGTCCAATTATTACCATAACTTCCACCCATAATATAAGTAGATAAAATTCCATTTTTTTTCTTCTCTAACTTTAATCTATACCATACTTTCTGATTAAAAACACCATTGTTAGTATAAAACCATATTCCAGATCCAACAGCTAGCAACCATATACTTCCAGTAGCGCCTCCATATGTCAATTGAAGCCCGTATCCTATCCATGCCTTATCTGTAAGAAATATAGCCATATTACTAGTGCTTCCCTGATATAAATCAAACTCCCATGTTCCATAATCCATATTACATGGAATAACCATAGAAGAACTAGCTTGTAATCCCTCTAAATATCTCGATCCGTTTTTAAGTGTTGGGAGAGTTACTTCTCTTACTGACACATTGTCTATAGTTGCCTCAGAATATAGAGTTCCCTGAAACCATATTTCTGAAGTAAGAGCATTTGCTAATAAATAAACAGTTCTTCTACCTATTGTGCTATTTCTACCATCAGCAACACCACTTCCACCTCCAGGTTGTTGAAAACTAACAACAATACCATAATCGCTAAGTGGAGTAAATGATACTAAATCATACTCTACTTTATAAAGTTTATTTGCAGATATTGAAATTGACTGTTTAGCTCCGCTATACATATTGGCGCTAGTAGTATTCAATACCCCATTAGCTATAGAACCACCATTAAATGTAGTCCATCCTGTACTACCATTAAATCCACCATTAGTTACTAATTCCTGTCCTGACTTAGGCAATTCACCAACCTTAAAACTTCCAGCCGTCTTACTCCATCCAACAGGAACTTTAGCAATACCATCAGCAGACTCTGATTTGAAATCTTCTATGAAGTATGGTTTTACGAATGAGTTGTGATAATCATTAGCTTCTTTATCTGTTATTTTTCTATTATAAAAACGATAATCAATAATGGTAAATTCTGCCGGATTTGATGCTGTAAACTCCTTACCAATAGCATTTGCAGTTAATCTAGTAACAGGAAGTGGAACTCCTGTAAATGATTGCTTTATGTTATTAATATAAATATCAACATTATTATTATCCTGGGAAACTATAACAGTATTTTCTACTCCATTTGTTAATCCAGCTGATGATGTAATTGATCCCGACCATGAATCAGGATAATAATTTATAGCTAGACTATTAAGAATTCTAATAAGACTTCCATTATTATCTCTTAAGGCTGCATATGGAGTTGAAATACTTTTTAGATCAAATCTAAACATGTAAGTAAATTTATATCCAGATAGATCAGTTGCAGGTAATGAAATGTAACTTGATGTAGTTCTAAGTTTTATTCCATTTTTAGTAGTAATTCCATTAACTATAGTCCCATTTTTACCATTCCCGCTAATATCAGTCAACACATTGCCGTTTGGAATCATGTTGTATGCTGCTACTAAGCCTGTAACTTCTTCTATTACTAATTCATCTATAGTTACTAAAAGAGCACTTCCGACAGTTCTTGTTACTACTAAATATGGATTTCCAATTGATGTAAATACACCAACCTCATTAAAAGTATTAGATGTAAAAACTGAACTATAATAAGTACCACTTCCTATATGTCTTATTCCAAAATCAATTATTCCTGGGTCTTTTGATCCTCTTATCTTATACCTATATCTTTTTCCTGCGGTAGTAACTGCTTTTTGAAGTCCAGTATTACCTCTAGTAGATGAAAAACTATAGTTATTTACAACAGCAATCCCATCTCCTGATATAGCCCATGTATTTAGATTAATAGGACTTTCAGTAACTAATGTTGAAGTATTCTCTTTCTCCCTACTCAAATCCATCGGTTTATTGATGATGTTTTGTTGAGGGTATTTTTCGGGTAGTATAGGATATGAGTTTAAGAAATCTTTGTATATATTAGCGCGTTCTTTTTCGGTTAGAGTTCCGGAATATACAGCAAAATATGCCATATATCCATTTAGAGAATTTGCACCACTATTACTTGAAAGTAAAAATAACTCACCGTTAGTAACTACAGTTGCTCCGTTTAATATAATGCAATTATACTGTTTTGAAATAGTTGTTGCTGATTGAACACCATTAACAAATGGAGTTCCGTTTAATGCAGTAGCAGTTTCTACTACTCCATTATTTAAAAAGCAAACCTGAAACGAAGTAGTATTGTAAAATATATTAGACTGAGAGCTTAATGTCATTGGTTTAATATACGTAACATAACTATATGTTCCAGTAGTAAAAGATTTTATATATCTATAAGGAGTGGATATTGTACTTTGTTTATTTACTATAGAAAATCCTTTTTCTCCCCTAATCATTTCCTGACCAATACCATTAGCAGCAACGATTCCATTAACTGAGTCAACAGTAGTGCCTTTTCTAAAATCTACTTCAAATACTTTTACTGCCATTATAATCCAAATTTAATTTTTTCTGATGAATATATTTGTGCTATTTCTTGCTGAGTTAAAATTCCGCTAATAACTTTTGTACTATATATATCTCCAATAGTTTTATAAGTAGTTCCTATTAGTGATCCTATATATATAACAGCACCACTAGAAGAATTTCCTGATGTAGAAGTTCTAACTAAGTAGCTATTATAATATATATTAACAGCGCCATTTGAATATCTTTGTATGGATAAGAAAAATAGCGATGTAGGAAATACTACCTGAGCTGAATATGTAGTTCCATTATCTGAGGTCATAAGTAAATTCATATTAGGATCAATAAGAACCCTAATTGCTGAATTAGAAAAAATAGAATAATATGTAGTTGGTTTTTTAGGTATTCTTAACCATTGCAATATCGTTATATCTCCGGCTAAACCATCATAAGAACCGCAATTTAAAACAGAACTTGCATTAAACCTCACAGCGTAAGTATCATTTTCTTTAACGACGCTTACTGATGTTGGGATTACTGAGGGAATTACTTCTTTTACATTAATTTCATCTATTTCATACCAATCCCCAGCAACTCCA